AAGGATCAGCAACGATATCAGCAGCAGTTGCAAGTCGCAGGTCATCTTGTACTAGATTATAACCCTCTTTTGTCATAACGACGGAACCTAAAGCACGTGATGAAACGCCAAGGCCGACACCAGACTCGATTAGATTCTTAGCAATCAAACCATATGGTGTTTCCATAATCAGTGCTTTACCGACAAATGTATTGCCATTCTCTACCAAACTTGTAATTTTATGTGACACACGTTCTAGATTCAGTGATGGTGTATCTGGATGTCCTAGTTCGCCAAGCGCACGATTTGTATCAATATATTCTTGTTTGTATCGTTCGACTTCACTACGAAGTGTGTCCATTTTGTACATACGGTTGTTGCGATTGACTGTATCACCAACCAAAAATATGCCTTCAATGTAAAGATTCTTTTTACCGTCTTCAGATTTTTCGGTAAGATATCTTACATTTTCAATATGTTCTTTGATGAGTTTCATTATAGACTGACTCCTGTATATGGATCGACATTGTATGTTGCATACTTGGCAAGGTGTAAAATTACTGTACCGCCTGTATTGATTTCAATTACAATGCTTGAGGTATTATTATTGGCAACTGAGTAACCATATGAATCAAAATCCATATCACCGCCATTTAGCAGTGCTAAGAGAGGCACTCCGTTTCTTGTGATACGAACGCTGCCGTTTGTTGACCACAAAACATGTTTGATGTCAGCAGCAGTAACAGTTTCAGTTGTAGCATTCGCTCTTAAATTATTAAGAGTGATAGTATATGTTCCTGCATCGACTGCACGAACAATCGATGAGCCTCTTAGAGTATTGGTAATTTCAAATGGCATTTTATTTTAGTCCCATTGCTTGACGACGGCGCATTGACATCTTTCTTTTTAACAATGTGCGTCTTAGTTTACTTTTTCTTGTAGTTTTCCAAGAACGTTTTAACAAACGTGCTTTACGTAATCTTACTGTTGCTGGTATGCGTTTCACTGTATTACCAGAAATGCGATAACCTTTTAGTCCAGATTTTTTTACATTGCGTTGAACTATAATTTTACCTTTTTTATTGCGACGAATACGACGGCGTACTTTTGTGATGCGTCCCATTTTTTGAATGTTTGGATTGCGTTTCTTAGCCGCTTCTTCCAACACTTCTTCGTCAACTTCAATCTCTTCAAACATTGCATCAACAATGTACGGCTTTGCTTCTTCCATGCGAACAGAAGCAATTTCGTTCAGACGTTCAAAGATTAACTCTTTGGCTTCGTCTAATTTATTTTGCAGAATTAAGTCTACAAAATTCATATAGTTTTCCAAACGTTGCTACAGATTCAGTTAGTTGCTGCCAAAAAACTTCTTTGCTGTCTTCTTCTAACTGACCGTATGTGTTTATAATTTGTTGTTTTGTTTCTTCGTTTAGATTAATAATGTTACCATCATTCAGTAAAAGTTCTTCAGACTCAATCAATTCTTTGACGTATTCTTCCGCTTGTACAACTGGATCAACGGCAGGACCATACGGTAAACTAAAAACTCTTTTGAGTTTATCACTCCAGTACATTGCAATTCGTGTACCATCTGGATACAGTCTTACCGCTTTACGTTTGATAACTAGCACAGCGGGTGGATCAGGTAATAATGGATAAGAACTACCGACGCTATCCATTCTTGCTTCTTCTAAATCTTCACGAATGGCTTGTTTTGCTTTACCGTAAAGTTGTTTACTTGAAACTAAATCTACCATGCGATTGAAAAGATTACGCATGATCTCACGATCGGCACTGTTAAACTGTGGGCGTTCTTCACCCATCTTATCTAAAATTTTGTGAATGCGTTGCAGTTGTGCTTTATTGGCTAAGCCCGCACGAACAAGTGCATCGAACTTAGAGTAGTCCTGCTTTTCTTCTTCTACGATAGATTTAAATTCGAGTAAAGATTTCATTCTTGCTCTACGGCTTCTTCACTGTCGGTAACTTCTTCGTCGTTTTGCTCTTTCCCGCCAAATAAAGTAGAAGCGATTTCTTGCTTACGGCCCTGGAGCGCATCGAACGCTTTTGCGGATAAAACATTTTCTATGCCTTCTTTTGCTGCTGCGCTATCACCAGCTGCAATATTGTTGATAATATCTTTTAATTCCATAATAACCTTTCTTATTTGCGTCTGTTATTTATACTGACAACCGATTTACTCACTTCATCATCCAAACCAGGCGTCAACGATTCTTCCTGCTCTTCAGTATTTTCAATCGTATTGTCTTCTGGTTCTGCTTGTGGTGCAGCGCCTTGTGGCGGACCACCTAAAACAGGACCTTGCATGTCATCAGGCAACGTGTCTTTCTCTTTTTGTATTTCTGCTTGCATTGCCTCAATCTCTTCGTCCGTCATCATGAGAACTTTGTTCATTACATAATTATTAGAGAAATAACGACCAACAAATGGATCAACCAGACTTACCATTTGCAATCTGTTTTGTAATAATTCTGCTTCACGAAGTTCAGTAAAGTTATTATCTTTACGGAAGTCGTAGTAGATATCTTCTTTAAAATTATCCCACTCCTCACGTGTACAAATACCTTTGAGTACCAATTGTACTTTAAGTGCTTCATCAAAAATTTGTGAGAATTTATTACGCAGACGTACAACAAACTTAGCAAACTTTAATTCATCACGGGTAACTTCTTGTGAACGGCCAAGACCTGCTAAACCACCTTCTTGTGATTCAAGGCGTGAATAAGGTACGTTTAAAGATTGTAATAGTTTCTTTTGAAAATACTTGACATCTTCTAACTCACCTAAGTTTTGACCTGCAGGCAATGTGGTAATCTCTGTACCTTTACCACCTTCACGGCGTGGTAACCAGAAATCTTCCAGCATAGACATGTGCTTACGTTCGTCACGAATCTCACCGGTGTTGGCATCATACACCAACTTGTTACGATACTTGATCATGATGTCACGTAGGTATTGTTCTGCTTTACCACGTGGCAAGTTACCTACATCAATGTAAAAGATACGGCGTTCTGGCGCACGTGAAATGCGGTAGATAACAATCGCATCTTCAATCATTCTAAGTTGATTGAGTGGCTTGATTGCTTTGTGTAGATATGAGATAACAAATGTATTCTTAGCATCCATCAAGCCAGAGTTGACGTTGATGATTGCATCTGGTGCAATACGAATACCTTGACCTACATTTGAAGTAAATGTTTGAGTTGTTGTACCACGGTCATTATAGACATAGTATTCAGCAACCGATACAACAATCATTGCTCCTGTTTTTGGATCACGATCTTTTTTAATCTCACGCACTTTACGGATCTTGCGTGGATCAATGTATCTAAGTTCTTGAATACCTTCTTTTGGATTCTTGTCGTTGACTACGATATGATAAAATACACGACCATCAATATACCAACGTTTAAAAACATCGTCAGCCAAATTACTAAAGTTCAACATCTTTAATACCGTGTTGAACTCTTCGATAATTTTTTTCTTGATTGTTTCTGGTTGTTTGAGATTGTCTAGAACAATATCAACAACTTTACCTTGATCGTCATGTGTGATGGCTTCATTGACGATTTCATCAATTGCCATTTGACACTCTGGATGATTTGACATCTCACGATAACGTGTGATGAGTTCTATTTCGTTTCGAACAGAACCTTCAAGATCAACATAGGTACCGTAGTAAGCATTTTGCGTAACGGTAACCGCACCATCATCTACGGTTGCGGAAGGCAGCGCAAAGGATGCCTGTTCAGGCTTTTCAGCCTTGACGACATCCTTCGAGCCTATTGTAAAGCCGAAAAGTTTAATTGCCATTAAGTATCATCCTGTAATAAAAGTAGGGCAAAAGCCCTACTCTTAGACTACGCCGTTTTCAACTGATTCCCACCACTGATAGGTGAGAGTCACTGAAAACTCTTCAATAGTATCATTTGAACCCCAATCAACATCAATTGGAGTGATGTCAGAAGGAAACAAACCAACAAATTTATATTTCTTGATTGAATTTCCCGACTTGCCAAATTGTGTAACTTCACCATCAACAGTGTATCCTAATGGTGTAGTCGCAACTGGGTTACGAATGTTCAGATTATGGCTATTGATGCCATTCATCCAACGTTCGAAAGCATTACGAACAATAAAGTCTTCGTCATTAATGATTGTTACTGTCCAATCAGCAAATGTACGATTACCCACAAACTTTAATTCACGACCAAAGTATTGAACAGGCACAACGCCCAGAGTTGCTCCTGGAAGTTGTGCTGTCTTACACATGAACGTCATTTTTGTTTGTGCGTTTCCTGGTAATGAGAACGCAGGAAACGGCATACTTACCTCAAATAGATTTGGGCGGGCA